ACATTTACTTATTTTCATACCACATAGTTTACAATCAATACAATTTCTACCTTCCATTTATTCCAAACCTCCGTTTTCGTTAAGTGGGTTTTCAGTAGTAAACGGTTCCGTTGTAGCAGGACACAAATAATAAGCATCGGTTGAACACACGGTTGTATTGGCGTTAACACTTCCAATGGAATATTCAAGAACGCTAAGTTTTTCTTTCAAATACTCAATTTCATGTTGTAAAAAATTGTTATTCTGTTCCAAATTATAAATTCCTTGTTGGAAATCAGCAATTAATTTTTTATTAGCACATTCACCAACCAAGCAAGTATCACCAAACAACAATTTCCGCAACCACTCTTTAAGCATAAAACCCCCTGCCACCTTCCACGGGTTTGCGCTCTTTTAGAAAATCAGCATCCACCGGAACATCATCCTCCACACCCGGAAGGTTCTTAGGTTTGGGTGCATCCTTCCTAACCCTTGGGTCATAACCCAGGTAACGCCTAATTTGTAACTCAGTGTAATAGTAGTGAGCAGCTATGCCAACGATGATGCCGCCTAAGAAGTAAATTAAGTTGTAAAACAAGTTAGGTTCTCCTTTCTAGCCATACTAAGCAGCAAATTAAACTAACAACCAAAATTACCACCAATCCCATCCACATTTCTTCACTGGTAAAGGTTTAGCCTTTTGGGTGATAAGGTTTAGCTTGGTTTTTAACTCTCCCCAAGTTCGTTTTTTTAGTTTACCTTCCCTAATTTGCTGCATCTCAATTAGGGAGTTTTTGAGTGAGTTGGTTGGCGAATGGCTATTACTTGGCATATTTTACCTCTTTACTTCCTTCCTTTGCCTGTAGTAGAATTAACTCACAACTTAATAAAGAACTGGAAGGAAAGCTAACCGCTTCCTACAATGTTTTTTCCTCCAAGTTAAAGCAGATCCAGTTCTTACCGGAAGAGAACCGCACCCTAAAAGGCATGTGGTTTTCTTCTTTATGGTTTTGCACCCTTAAGCACCCGCTTAACTGCTTCATCACCCGTAGGATCTTTGTAGTGCAGGGGTTTACCTTTGCCTGGCTTCTTGTTGGCTCTCGTTTGTTCTCGCTTCTTGGGCAATCGGGTTTACCTCCTTTCTCTGTTGAAAATAACCCCCTACCGGCATCCCCCGGTAAGGTTTTGAGTTGAATAACCTTTTGCTTCGTTAGAAGAAGCTAGGTCTTAACACGCTAGCCTCCCGGTCTTCCTCATCCTCGTCCAAGTCAAAGTTGCTTTTCTTCTTTCTAGTTGGGAAGTCACCAGCTAAGATGGCATCGCTCCCCCCAACTACCGGGGATGGCCTACTCATTAGGCCGTACCTTAACGCCTCCGGGAGATGATCCTCACACTTGCCATCCACATCCTCCACTAACCGCTGGTCGTGAATTAACTCCGGCAGCGTGCGAATCAGATTGGTGCAAGTGTTAAAGCACACCCACCAGGGCTTGGCATCGGGCGCAACCTTCATATATTCCCTCACTCTGTTCCAACCAATTACCCTTCTGTTGTCGGCGGGTTCCAGGTAGATACCTTCGTTTAAGAACATGTCAGCGATCGATTCCCCCTGCTCTGCTCTGCTGCCTAACCCTCTCTCCTGCCACATGTCCGGGCTTGCTTTAACGTAGCGAATGTCCTCACCTTGCGAAAGTTCCTTAAACTTTTTAGCAACATCGGTTGCCAGCACCTCGCTAACATATAGCTCCCTATAGGTAATAACTCTGCCGCTGGATGGCTCTACCGTATGCCAGAGGATTCCGCAAGGTGCAGCGTAGCCCCAATCCAAACTAGCGAACCTGTTCCAATCCCTAGGAATGGTAAAAGGTGGGAGACTGTGTATATCCCTCCGAAACTCCTTGAAATACTGCCCAGCGAATACATCCCAATCACCATCCCGCAAAGCTCGGCGCTCATCCTCCGGGAGTGAGTCCAGCCTCTTGATGTAGTCCGGGTCACGCTCCATCAAGATGAGGTTATCCGTAACCTTAGCTGGGATGAAGCACCTGGATGTACCTTCTTTGGTTTGGAACACATTCTCTGCTGGCGAAGGTTCGATGAAGTAGGTTTTAACCCAGGCGTGACCAATACCCCCAGGATTCGTACCTGCTCGCATCCGTGGCTTAACCCCCGGCAGTACCGTTCTATTACGGGACTTTAGGTAAGTGTATTGGAACTCGGTAAAATGGGTTAACTCATCGAATATAATCAGATCATACTCTGCGGATTGGTACTTAAGCACATCCATTTCCTTATCCAGCGAACCGAACTCCAGCGTGGATTTGTTAACAAATGTCCAAAGGTGCTTAACCTCGTGGTATTTGCCTAACCCTTTCGGAAACTTAGTTTGGCTCCTACGAATAACCGATCTCTCTAAATCGGGGAAGGTACGCCGGAGGTATAACGCTTTGTAGCCAGTAACCTCTAAACAGGAAATAAGTGCCTCGAATAAGAGGCTTTCGGTTTTACCTCCTCCGGCTGCGCCTCCGTAAAGCACCTCATCGGCAGGGCATTGGTGGAAGATTACCTGCCTTGGTTGCGGTGTGTAAGGTATCTCGATCTGCATCTAATCCTCTGTATCCGGCCTAGGGATAGCGGAAACAATCTGAATCGGCCCTCCGTCAGCCCCGGTATGCTCCAACTTATCAGTAAACATTGCTAAGTGCTTGCCTATTAACTCTGTTGCCCGGTTTGCTCCTGCTGAATCAAATTTAAACTCCCCTGTTGGTTTGCCGTTACTATCCAGCACCGGGATTTCCTGGCAACAACGGTCACTGATTAGTTTTAACCTTGCTAGCACCCAATCCGCATCTAGTTGCACCCGATCGCTTCTCTCTTTGATTGCTTCCATGATTGCCCTCTTTATCGTTGGCAATTTCATAAGCTGTACCGATTGCTCGTTGGCTGTCTTTGGGCTATATCCTGCCCTGGTTGCCGCCTGTGTAGCGTTTAAGTCTACTAAATATTCCTGCACAAATGCTTTTTGTTTTTCACTTAAGGATTTCATGTATTGTAGGCTTACCTCCTTTGGTGAACTTCCGCCCATGCAAATCTTCGTGGCAACTCTTGCATAATACCATCAACTCATCAAACGTTTCGTAACCTCGATGCTCATACGTCAAATGATGCACATGCAACGAAGAAGAATAATATGGACTTGTTCCGCAGTTTTGGCACTTTCCATTGACATTCCTGATTACTTTCATTCTTAACCTACGCCAATGTGGGGTCAGCAAATATGCTCCATAGGTCATGTTTTGGTATTCTGTTATTTTAGCACTGTTTCTTTTGAGTGTTGTTTCCAGTTTCTTTTGCTTCGCTTCTTCCTTGCAGGAATCGCAAATAAGTTCTATCTTGCCTGAATGCATATCTTCCCTACACTTTGCTAGTTTAACAATATCCCCATTTGCTCCATGACATTTCAGGCAAACATACTTTACTTCTTTAGGGGTAACTCGCTTCTTAATATTAGCTGCCGTAATATCCAACGCCTTACTTAAATTATCTACCGGCAAGTTTGTTTCCCAATAATAGAAATCGATGAATTCTTGCGTTATGCTTTTTTTGTAAGATGTGACAAGTCGTGACAGATTGTTCTTAATTTCCGCTTTCTTGTCTTTGTATTGTTTTTCGTTGTCTTGTAACTCCCCGTAAAGCCTTTTTAATTCTTCCAACACATTAACCACTCTCCCCAATGGTTTATTCTCCTAATATTAAAACAGCAAGGCAACCGGCAGGAGTTACCGGCGTTCGGGTGCTACCCTAGCCCTGCTAAAAACTATTAAAAGTCTTTTCGCTTCATCTTGGTTTCATCAATCTCCATTTTGTACTTCACATTAATTTTTGGCTCATAAGCACAATCCCGGTTGAACCGATCATAATCTCTAGGATCGTTCATCCTACTACCGAAAAAGGCTAAATTACAATTAAAGTGGTATCTGTACGGCCTACCCTTCCCTGCCGAAAACTTCCCAATTAAACCCTTCTGACAAAGGTTTTCTATTTGTTGGGCGAAGTAATCTGCATTCATGCCCAAATATGCTGCAATCTCGTTTGTATTCGCGGCATATCCTTTTTCTGGGTGAACCAACATAGTCCCCTGCCAATCAAGAAAGGCCATCAATTTAAAAAGTAACCCTGCCTCCGAGTTACTTAATTTTTTCTGCTTTACTATTTGAATTAAATTAGTCATCCATACCCTAGCAAATGGAGGTTGCCCACTTACTGATTTTGGTTGCTTACCCCCCGGTGACTTTCTAAACACCCTCCACGATTCCGAAACAATTTCACCTGTTTTTCTATCGATTGTAACCGAATGTTCCTTCCCACTATCTAAAGTTTCAATTTGTGTAATAGTATCAACGCTTTCAACCTGTTTAACCATTTCTCTACCCCCCTTCCAACACACAC